CTTACACACATCAAAAGAAGAAAAGTTAGAAGCTGAAAAGCAAATTAAAGACATGATCATGGGTTACGAAGCAGAGATGCAAAAGCAAGTAACTGAAAGATGGAAAGTAGATATGGCATCTGATTCATGGTTAAGTAAAAACATAAGACCATTAGTTTTAATATTTTTATGTGTATCAACAGTATTGTTAATATTTATTGATGCTGGAGTTATATCATTTGAAGTTAAAGCTTCTTGGGTAGACTTATTACAATTAGTATTAATCACTGTGATCGGTGCCTATTTTGGAGGTAGATCATTAGAAAAAGTAAAAAAATGAAAAAAATAAGCAAACATGTAAGTTGGAAAGAAGGTACTTACAGTAGAACTGGTGAAAGATTAAATTTGGATAACACTCCTAATGAAGATCAAATTAAATGTATGAAAGAAGTTGCAGAAAATTTGTTTGAACCATTAAGAGAGTGGGTAGGTGGACCAATAAAAATAAATAGTTTTTTTAGAGGTGAACCTGTAAACACTGCAATAGGTGGTGAAAAACGTTCACAACACATGAAGGGTCAAGCTATAGACATTGACGATACTTTTGGACACAAGACAAACGCAGAGATGTATCATTATATAAAAGACAATTTAGACTTTGACCAAATGGTGTGGGAGTTTGGAACTGAATATCCTAATGGTAATCCTAACTGGGTTCATATTAGTTGGGTATCACATAGACCTAATAGAAAACAAGAGGTTATTGCTATTAAAAAAAATGGCAGGACTAGATATATAAAAGACATTGAAAAATATTTAAATGATAGATAAATTTACAAATGACGAAGAGTTATATCATGAATCAATGATTAATGCTTATCAGTTGTTGACTAATAAAAAAAGTTTAGAACAGATAATTGACAGTGGGTATGAAGAAGGGTCTATAACAGGATTTCCTTTTAATCCTACTATAAAAGTAATGAATAATGATGTATATGATAAAATAATTGATTATTTTTGTGAATTAGAGGAATATGAGAAATGTCAAGAGATTTTAGACTTAAAAAATAAAAATATATAAATATGGCAACTTTAACAGTAACTTTAACTGAAGACTTAACATTAAATGGGTATCAACAAGGTAGTACTAATTCTTTTAGTGTAGCTTCTGTTACGCAAGTAATGAAAAAAATTATTACCCTACCAGCTAGTGCAGACACAACTGTAGCTACATTTCAAGCTGCTCAAAGTACATCAGATAATGCTATAGATCTTGAATCTGTTAGATATATTAGAATAACAAATTTAGAAGCTTCTAATCCTACAGATATTTCTTTACAAATTGCAGGAGCAGAAGGAGGAACAGCTAATATGTCTGCCTCTATACTATTAGAAGCTGGAAAATCTTTTTGTTTAGGAACGGTACATGATGGTATAGCTGTTAGTGATGCAAATGCAACTATTGTAACTGCATTAACTGATCTTGAAAGTATATTAATGAATCCAGGGTCTAATGCTGTAAATATAGAAGTTTTTGTTGCTAGTGTAGCAGACGCGTAATGGGTACGTTTAAATATCAAGGTGCAGATGGTAGAGAGTATTTTAATTTAACTGCTCAAAGTGGGGTTGTTACAACCTCTAATGATCCAGAAGATTTATGGCCTTTAGGTGGAGACGTTTGTATTCCATATACAAATTACAATACAGCAACAAATAAAATAGAAAATTATTATGCTAATGCAGTTGTAAGCTCTTCTTCTAATGATACATTAGTAGAGATAATTATATATGGATTAGATGATGAGTGGAACGAAGTTGCAAATACAGTAATACTAAATGGTACAACGGAAGTAAAATTTGCAGATCTTGGAATGGCTAGGGTAAACAATATAATATGTGGGCCAATTTTAACTGAAGGAGCTATAAAGGTGTATAATTCTGAAAAAGGATCTTCAGATGGTAACGTATTTGGATATTTAGAAGCAGGGAGAGAAGCAGCAAGAAGTGCGGTTTATACTCCACACAAAAAATTATACATACAAAAAATAGAATTAATGTCTGGAGGAGAAGATATTATAAATAATGTAATTGTATATAAACATGTTAATAATGAAGATCACAACGCTACTATAGCTAGAGCGAAATCAGGAATAAGACATATATTAAAATATATACAATTTGAAAAACCTGCTGGACAAGTACAACCGTGTCATTGTTATGAATTTAAAAATCCTTATTTAATATCACCTGGAGAAACATTAATAATTACAGTAGAAGAAGTTACAGGTAGTAATGTAATAAGATGTAATATAGACGGTTATTATTTGTAGTTATCAACAATCAAAAGTTTATAAATTTTTTTTACGTATCTTTATCGCACAATTAAACAAATTAATTTGGCAATACTAAATTGATTTGACATGAATAAAATTGAAAAAATTAAAGAGTATTTACTAAAAAACCCTAGTAAACTTAGAAAAGATTACGCTACAACCGCAGAGTTATTTGGAACTAATTACGAAGTAGTAAGAGGAACAGCTCGTAGATTACGTAAAGAACTTGGAGATACAGAACATCACAAAGAAAAAGAAGTTATAAACATAGAAGAACAAGAAAACGATTTAAAAGTTTATGTAGAAAATTCTAGTAGAGTTAAATCTATAGATGATTTAATAAAACATTGCAAAATAGATTTAAACGAATGGGAAATTAATAAATACGATATAGGTACATATGAAGTTACAGGATTTAATAAAGACAATTATCCCACTACGGTAACTATGTATCGTATGAAAGCTTGGTTAACAAGAATCAAACCAGAACTAAATTTAAAATTAATTTCAGATCAATTAAAAGAAGATTTACAAGATTTATCACCAAAAGTAGAAAAATTAGAAAGAGATAGAACAGATCGTAAAGATATGTATCTGTTAGAAATATCTGCTTTTGATTTACATTTAGGTAAAATAGGAATTAAAGGTGATGAGTATAGTTTAGAAATAGCAGAAACGAGATTATTTGACGCTATAGATCATTTACTATATAGAGCACAAGGATATAACGTAGATAAGATATTATTTATTATAGGTAATGACTTTTTAAATTCTGATGGTGATTGGCCTATACCAAGTACAACAAAAGGTACGCCACAATTTAATTCTAATTATCATATAGATTGTTATAGAGCTGGTAGAAAAATGTTAATAAAAGCAATAGAATATTTATATAAAATAGCTCCTGTACATGTTATGGTTATACCTGGTAATCATGATAGAGAATCTATGATGCATTTAGGTGATACAGTACAATTATATTTTGAAAACAATAAAAATGTTTATGTTGACAATGGTGATTGTTTAATGAAAATGTTAGTATATGGTAAAAATATGATTATAGCAGATCATGGTGATGGTCCAAAAATACAAAATTTACCTGCAATTATTTCCCAAAGATATAAAAACGCTTGGTCAGATGTTGATTTTGTAGAGGTACACAGAGGTCATCTACATACTAATAAAGCCGCTAAACTTGCTGCTATAGAAGAATTGTCTGGTATTACTGTACGTAATTTATCATCAATGTCAGCCACAGATTATTGGCATGACAGTAAAGGTTTTATTGGTAACATTAAAAAAGCACAAGCGTTTTTATACCACAGGAAAAATGGTTTACAATGTATTATGAATTACAATTTAGATATTAATTAATATTATTTAATTTTTCTAATAATTGTTGAGGAGAATACACTTCGGTTATATTGTTCGGTACAGTATCATATAACTGTTTAAATTCTAGATCTTTACCATTTTCGTCTGTCAAGTGTAACCACCACACATGAAGATCTTGTTTTACTTGTTTTTTTAAAATTGTTTTTAAATGAGTGTATTTATTCATAAGCCCCTGTTATTTTATTACGTGATTCGTTATTGTTTTTTACTAATGTATATCCCCTGTTTTTGCTTTTAAATCCCGTTCTGGCATGAACTTGCAAATCTATAACTTCTACATCGCATTGCAAAGGTTTTTTAGGATTAATTTTCTTAATATCACGACTATATTTTTTATAGTCTAAATGAGGATAAGAACATTTGTATTCTCTACCAAAAACTACATCTATTACTTCTGCAGTTTCTATGATAGTTCTATTTCTATATTGTTTTTTATATTTATAAGTTATATTACAATATACTATTTCTCCTGGTTCTAAATTGTCCATATTAAAAAATATATCTTATTTTATTCCAAGGTATTTTACTATTGTGTAAATGTTTAAATTCTTTAATATATGTGTATTTGTAATTACGCTTGTATCTTACATTTGTACCTCCATATTCTGATTCTTTTTCTTCTTGCATATGAGGGACCCATATATCAACTTCTGTTAATGGGTTGTATTTAAGATTTAATTTATGACGTTTAAAATTATGTGTCAAAAATATACATTCTGCCAACACATTCTTTTTATGTTTTATATGTTTGTTCATTAGATCAAATAGTCTACTATAATCAGACAACCAATTATTGTATACTATAATAGGACTAAAGTTTACATGAACATCATAACCAGCTTCTATAAATGTGTCTACAGCCTTTATTCTGTCTATAATTTTACTGGTACAAGGTTCATGTATATCTGCTTTCTTTTGTGGAATTAAACTGTATCTAATACGTATTTTACCTTTTGGATCAAAAGTTAATAAATTTCTATTTACATATTTTGTAGCGAAACTACCCATTGCTTTAGGGTGGTCTCTAAAGAATGTAAATATTTTTTTCCATTCATGATGTTTTGCGTGTAAAGCAAAATCTTCGTTACAACTTATATCATATGTTATAAATTCTGAATGTGTTTGATTTGGTTTTATTGTATCATCAAAAGCTACATGATTATTTATACTGGTAAGTATGTCTTCTGTGTTTTTTGCTACACTTAGTCCGTAAGGTTTATTACGTTTCATGTAACAATAACTACAGTTGTATAAACAACCGTGTCCAAAACTTGGTGATATAAAATCTGTTGATCTACCCGAAGGTCTAATTGTGAATGTTCTTCTGTTTTGTTTTTTTACTATTGACATTTTTATCTATTCCTTTTTCTAACTGTGTACATACGTACATGCCGCTTACAAAACCTATTGCGTAAGTAAATATTGATATCATTTTTTTAATTTTTCTAATTCAAATTCTAAGTGTGCTATTGCTTTTTTTATACAATCTTCTGGTGTGTCATGTTTTTTGTACGCTCTTAAAATATAAGTTACAGCTGTACCACAGTGATACGACAGATCAAAATTGTCACATACTTTTCTAGCTTCATACCCCTCTTTACCCTTATAGTATTCAGGTATTCTATTGTCTTGTTTATCATTATTTGTATTATGTGTAGAACTTGCGTATGGCAAATTTCTATCAAATTCATAATAATATTTGTTATGTTTTTTATCTTCCTTGTCCACGATATTTCTTTTTAAATTTAGTTTGACCTTTACTTGCGTTTTTGGAGTGTACTCCTGGGCGTTTCTTCTTCCCATTACTTTTAAATATAAAACTTTTTACTGCCATTTATTTAATAAAATTTAATTTTTCTATATGTTCTATTGTTTCTTTAAGTTCCTTGATACTATCTTCTTTTCGGTATCTTAATTCATCTTTAATTAGTTCTGCAATAAGTTCATCTTTGTTATCATATATACTCGCATACCTATCTGAATTTTCCATAAACCAATCGTTATATATTTCCTCTACTTCTGAACGATTAAATTGTTCGTAGTATTCTTGTTGAACTATCTCCCAATCTTGTAATAAATCTTTTTTTTTCACTATATTAATTTAGTTTTTAAGTGATTAATAATTTCATTCATTTTTCTTTTGTAGAATAAATCAAAATCAACGTATTCTAATGAGCCAGAATCAACGTTTGTTTGTTTTGGTTGTGTCTGTTCCCATAATTTATAAATAACTCCTCTAAGTCTCTGTGAGGACGTTTTTTCATTAAATTCTGTATTAGCTGTTGCTTTTTCTACAGCATCTATTTGATCTTGATTTATATTATTAGTTGACACTAATACAAAACCAGGTCTTTTTATTAGACCAAATATTTTTACCATTGTTTCGTTAGATAGTTCTGGAGTACCTAAATGTATTCTTAAACTACCATCTGCTAAGGTACTAACTTTATCAATACCTCCTTCAAATACTACTGAGTTTTTCATAATTTTTGTTTTATTATATCTATTATAAAATTAAAATCTACCTCTAATTCATTAGATATTATTATTAAATCTGATACTTTTAGTTTTTCAGGATTTTTTAAATAATTTCTAGTTGTAGGTATATGATAATTTAACATATCTGCAACATCTTGTGTTCCTAAACCTTCTTGGTTTAGCCATTTGTGAAACACAGAATAGTGTTCTTTTAATTTATATACTGATTTCATGTTAATTTATTTAAGTAAGAATATAATAAAGGTTCCATTTTACCTTCATACTCCCATTCACCTAATTGATAACTTTCGTTTATTAAAAATTCGTCTGACAACTCATTGTTTGGATCTACGTTTCCATCTCTTAACTCTTTTACTAATTCTTTAAAAGATGTTTTTGGTTCCCAGCCCATATCAAGTTTAGCGCTAGTATAATCACCCC